CGACGGGTTCTACGGGAGTCACTGGTTCGACGGGCGCGACGGGTTCTAGCGGTATCACAGGCGCGACGGGCGCGACTGGTTCTAGCGGTATCACCGGTTCTACTGGCGCTACTGGTGCGACGGGTGTGACGGGCGCAACGGGCGTGACGGGTCCGGTTGGGTTTTTAAGTATCGCAGGAGTTAGAAATGTAAATGGAGAATACGCGGGATGGGACGGAACGCAGTGGGCGACACAGGGTTCATATAATGTCAGAATTGGTTTATACGCAGGTGCAATCGGCAGTTCGTCAAACTCTGTCGCAATTGGAAGAGAAGCAGGGTTGACAAATCTCCCAGCTACTTCAATAGCGATAGGTTATCAAGCGGGGTACAACAGGGGTCCTGGAATCAGTGAAACAGTAGCAGTCGGATATATGGCTGGATATTGTAATCAAGCATCAACCGCTCTAGCGTTTGGGTCTTATGCGGGATCTTCTAATCAACTCAACGGCGGTTGTGCATTCGGAAGTTATTCTGCTTTTACCGGTCAAGGGTATAACACAACTGCGTTTGGATCATCTGCAGGACAATCAAACCAATCAAACTATGCAGTAGCGATCGGATATGGTGCAGGGGTGTATAATCAATCAACTTTCTCTATAGCAATAGGTGCTCGCGCAGGCGCCGGTCCAGCAGGCGCAGGCGGTCTCAGTGCGACAGGAGGTTGTGCCGCAAACTCCATTGTATTTAACGCACAGGGTCAGTCGGGTATGAATTTTATAAATTTTCCGTCAACTACAACCGGGTTTTTTGTAAAACCAATCCGATCCCTCGCAGCAACAGGATATACATTGAATTATAATCCTACTTTAGGTGAGATATCATATAGTGCTTCAGTATCCGACCTTCGACTGAAGAAGAACGTATCGGGAACAACTCTTGGTCTTGATTTTATCAACCGACTCCGACCGGTAGAATTTCAATGGAAAGACCGCGTTGGATCTTCACTTGATTCTCCAGATGGAGATTTGTTACCCGTTGAATCAGATGGGGCGAGAACGCACCAAGGTCTCATCGCTCAAGAAGTCAAGGCGGCACTTGATGATCTTTCCATGGATTCTGCGATTTATATACGGATTAACGATATACCTAGGAAAGCAACCGGTGGACGTGTTGACTTTTCAACCAATACCGTGATAGAAGGATTAGAATTCGATCTTTCCAACGGAATGAACGGTCTTCACGGTGTGCGCTACGAGGAACTCATTACCCCCACAATAAAAGCAGTGCAGGACGTGTATGCGATTGTCAAGCAACAATCGGAACAAATTGCACAACTTCAGTTCAGGATTCAGACGCTCGAAACCATGATTTCCTCTTCACAGTCTAAAGTTTAATCACCACCGAATTCTTTGCGGATTTCTTGCTGTCTGTGCTGCCTGCCGACCTGCGCAGCGCGGATTTCAAGGTTGGACCCTTTGCGGAAGACGGCATTTGCGGCGGCGGGGGTGCAGCAGGAGAGACAATCCTCTTCTCTTCGCGCTGAATGTTTTTGAGAATTTCGCCGATACCCATGCCGCTCGGCGGTTTCATCTCCCGAATCGGCGCTTTTACCGGGATGCTCTTGATGCTAGACTGCTGCGGCGGGGGAGGGGGTTGCGTCGTGCCGCCCAAGAAGGACATGAGACCCGAGAGCGGGTTGTTTGCGGGCGGCGGTGGCGGGGCGGAAGCGGCAAACGTCGGAACGTTGACTTGCTGCTGCTGCTGGGCGCGGAACTGCTGTGTCTGCGTCTGCATCGCTTGCGCCGCCATCTGCCGGGCAATGTCGGGGTTCGTCCGCAGAATCTCCTCAATGTTCGGGACAGGCGCTTTCATCGCCATCTGATTCGTAAGGTGGACCATGTAGACCATGAAGCACGTGCGCATCGGGATGCGGACGAGAGGGTGCATCCGCATCTTGTCGCCATACAACTCGTACAACTCTTCGAAATCCTCCTCGAGATCGCCCACGTTCATCTGCGCAGACTGCGAGAGACCGTCGAGTTGCAGTCCAAACATTTTCATCATGTTGACGTTCTTCGACCCCCACTCGAGCGCCGACATGCCCGTAATAAACCATTCGCTGAACTGCTTGATCGTGGAGTCCATCGCCTTCTCCTTGCGCACAAACTCAAGTTCAAGTTCCATCTCGTCGAGCGGCGAGTCCATCGTGAAGCGCTTGCGCATCGGCACGCCCATCTTGTTGAGGCGCTCAAACTTGCGCAGCAACTCGTACTTGCGCTTGGCGATCGCGTCGTCCGACAGTTTCGGACCTGCGTTGACCGGTTTCAAGTACGCTTCGGCGTTGAGGTTCTCTACGCCGTCCCACGACCGCGTCACGCCGACGTCGTCGGCAGAGGGCACGAGGCGCGGTTTCTCAGGCGGGGCGGAACTGCTGCTGCTGCTTGGACCGCCGAATGTGGGAAGGTCGTCTGTCGAAAAGTCGAGGGTCACACTTTCTAGGGCGGGCATGCTCGTGTCGCCGCTGCCCCCGCCTGCTGACATGATGTTCGTATTCATGAGAAGGTCTGCGCCCGGTACTTCGCTCATTATGAGTTTCACGCATCCTCTTCTGAAAATTGGAACGCGCCCAAATTAATGCGATGTTAATTCATCCTAATCAAAAAATACTGACCTTGTAAATGAAGTTTCATAAAATGTTTTCCTAATTCTGTCTTCAAAAACTCTTCCATTGCGTAAAATGCACCAATCAATGCAGGCGTAGATGTAGCATCCTCTGCTAAAATTATACCACCAATTACCACCTTTTTTGCTACCTTTTCAAGCGCCGCAGCAGTCGCCTCAAGCGCATCTACGTCTACATTAGCAAGTGATATTTTATCAATTTCAGATGGAAGTTCGTCTGTACAAATATTTGACTTTACCATACAGATATCTGCAAGAGGGCATTCTTCTCGTAGTATTTTTTCAATATGTTCCATTTTGCTAGTTCCGTCTGGATCAATGTGTGTGCCAATCCAGTGAGTATCTGATGAAGTATTCATTTCTTCGTAATTAAATCCGTCGTAAGTGTCAAGAAAATAAGACTTTCTGTATTGATTTGCGACTTTCATGTAATTTAGGGCAGTGAGTGCCGATGTCCCTCTAAACACACCTATTTCAACGTAAACTCCGTCAAGGTGTTTTGTCTGCTCAATAGCTTGGCAAATATTTCCATGAACATCTGGATAGTAATGACTCCTTGAAACACTCTTCTGTGTCAAAGTGTTCTGATTCGCAATCGCAGTGTTTTTATTTGATCTAGTAATGTACAATTTTTTAGAATAGTCTGCCATTACAACGAACCTACCACGATTTTTATATATTTTATCAATATGGTACAGGTATTCGTCGTCATAATCGAAATGTAAGAAAAATACATAATTCTTTATGTCGGATGTCTCTATTTCATCTATAGATTGTACCTTTTTACAGTCGTGGATATAGAGTTGTATATTATTTGTTATGAAACATTTCTTGAGATTGAAGGCGCTACTCATTTTTTGTAGATCTAGCGCGGGTTGACTTAGATCTGTCATTTTTATATTAAATCACATATTGTTTAAATAGTGCTCCAAAATGTAGAGACCCTGCAACCAGGCGTCCGCAAGGTCATCCTTCTTGCGGTGTTTCCGAAAAAACTCCAGGTTTGCGGGCGGACACAGCAGTTCGCAGTGCGCGATGCCCGTCTTTTTCCGTCCGCGATATGTCGAACTGTCGTCTCCGGCAGTGACGACGTTATCTAGTTTGTGGATCGCCGAGACCCCGCGCGTCTTATATCCTTTACACGCAAAGTACATGTGGAGCATCGCTTGGACAGCAAACATGCGGCGATTGGGTTGGTTCTCAAAGATGACTAAATCTGCGCCCGTCCACCAGTCTGCCCGCCGGTCGAGAACGGCAACTAAGTCCTTGTCCATCGAAAGCACTGAATCTCCTGCGCCCTTGCCTGCGTTCCCCTTGAATTTCGTCCACCCGCCCGCGGTCAATTTTGCGTGAAGCGCCGACACCAACTCGGGTTTTTTGTACTTTCGGTCTCCGCATATTCCTTGCGCCTTGGCCATTTCCGCAAGTTCGACGACTGACTTTTTGGAGAGGAACGCCTTGGTCGTTTGTGCCGTCTTGGGACAGTGCTTTGAGCACGCGTAACTTTCGCCGCCTTTTTGCGACCACATCGCCGGTTTCTTGCACTTGAAGCACGTGGGTTTGTCCACGCCGTTCTTTTCGCCGATGACGTCGATGACGTCCCAGTGCAAAATCGTACAGTCCTTGCGGTTCACGCCATCCATGACGCACACGGCAAGGTTTCGAAGTCCTATATCGAAACTAACCAATCTCATGCTGATACTTGAACGAGAGAAATTAAGGTGCTCTTTTTATCGCTCTTATTGAAAGGAATGCCCTTTGCCGTAAGCATCTCGCGCAGTTGGGAGATCGTCTTGCCGGCAACATCATCGTCGGCGCTCGGCGCTTCTGCCGGCGCGGCGACGGGCGCTTCTGCCTGCGCTTCAAGAACCTGGATGTCCGCAGAAATATCCGCTGTAACTGCTTCGTGAACAGACATGCGGTCGTCGTCGTCGTCAGCGGCGGGCGCTTCGCTGGGCGCTTCCGCGGGCGCTTCGGTCTTATCGAGCGAGGAATACATGAACGACGGCGGAGGCGCGGTCACGGCGACCGCGAGCGCGTTGATGGCGTGCGACATGCGCGACTGCTGGAGGTACAACCACCCAACGAGGGCGGTAAGGACGAGAATAAGACCGGCGAGAAGCGCGACGACTCCGTGGATGAACTCGACCATCTAGTATTATTACTTCGAAGCAGAACTTACCTCCGGATTAAACGCTGAAAATAATTAAAAATCCTCGAGGTCGGTGCGAATCACCATATCTTCTGCCTTTGCGCCGACGCCTGCCTTTGAATAGTCCGAGATGCGACGCTCAAAAAAGTTGCCCTTGCCCTCCATCGAAATCATCTCCATGAAATCAAAGGGATTCTGCGCCCCGTAAATCTTGGGCGCGCCCAACTGAACCGCCAGACGATCCGACACGAATTCAATGTACTGCGACATGAGCGCCGAGTTCATGCCCATGAGCGAACACGGCAGCGAATTACAGATGAACTCTTTTTCGATGGAGACTGCGTCCTTGACGATTGCGTGCACTTCGTCGTGCGAAAGTTTCGCCTGGAGTTTGTACATTTCCACCGCAAACAGCGTGTGAAGTCCCTCGTCGCGCGAAATGAGTTCGTTCGAAAACGTCAGACCCGGCATGAGACCGCGCTTCTTCAACCAGTAGATCGCACAGAACGCGCCGCTAAAGAAGATGCCCTCGACGCACGCGAACGCCACGAGGCGGTGCGAGAACGTCTTATCGGATTCAATCCACTTGAGCGCCCAATCTGCCTTCTGCTTGATGCACGGGATGGTTTCGATTGCGTTAAAGTACTGCGCCTGCTCCGCCTTGTCCTGGACGTACTTGTCGATGAGAAGCGAATAGGTCTCCGAGTGAATACCTTCCATGGCGTTCTGGAACGAGTAAAAGAGTTTTTGGACGGGACTGCTCACCTCGCGCTGGAAGCGGGACGCCAGGTTTTCCTGGACGATGCCGTCCGACCCCGCGAAGAACGCCAATACTTGCTTGATAAATGTCTGCTCGTTCGAGGTCAATTTCTCCCAGTCCGCGCCGTCCTTGGAAAAGTCAATCTCCTCGGGCGTCCAGAATGACGCGACGCTCTGCTTGTACAGCGCATACAGACCCTGTTCGCGCGGATCGATCGGGAAGAGGGTGAACGAGGCAGCAGTCATTACATATACACGGAGAAAGCAGTTAAATCATTGTCGGGTGTAAAAATAATGTCAACAATCGACGCGAGTTATGCGTCGACGCGGGATCTAAACATGTTCTCGAACATTTTTGTCCCGACGTACGTCTACGACAACAACCGCGGGTTCATTCCGCAGTTGAACACCTACCTTCAGGGAGACGTAAACGTCGGGAGCAGCAACACGGCGTACACGCTCAAGTTGAACGGGACTCTCGTGCAAACTGTGTCTATTGGTGTGGGGTTAGGACCGCAATCGCTGTATTACAACCCGACGACGCAAAAAATCACGTACAGCACAATCCCGAGCGGGGGCAGCGGAGGAACAACCCTATCATCCGGAAGTAATTTTGGCGACTACTTGCGGTGGAATCCTGGTACTTCCTCGTGGGCGGTCGGGAGTTCGAACGTGACGATTGGCGCCGGAGCAGGGCAGATCTCTCAAGGCGCAAACTCCATTGCTATAGGGGTCAGCGCAGGGTATCAAAACCAGATTTCAAACTCCATTATTTTGAACGCGACCGGCGCAGATTTCGCAAACACCGCCTATCGCACGATAAGTGGGTTCTACGTCGCACCCGTCCGTCTTAACTCCACGCTTTCAACGCTGTATTACGACCCATCGAGCAAAGAGATCACGTTCGGGAATGCTCCTTCGGCAACGACGCTTCCGAGCGGAATAAATCCCGGAGACTACCTGTACTGGAATGGAAGTGCATACGTAGTCGGAGATGAGAACATTACGTTGGGTGCTAACGCAGGTCAGATAACTCAAAACCCCCACGCCGTCGCAATCGGCGCAAACGCGGGGTCTGACAATCAGGGGGAGAACTCTATTGCTATCGGATTTAACGCCGGCGTGAGCTACCAAAGTTCAAACTCGATTATTCTGAACGCAACGGGCGTTACGCTGGACACTGCAGATGAGGGGTTTTATGTCGCGCCCGTCCGCCCAATAACGTCAACTTCCTCGATCTATTACAATCCAGATACGAAGGAAATCACGTACGGTCCTGTACCTGGCGGAGGTGGCGGATTAAACGCAAACGTACTTCAAATTGTTTCGTTTTTAGATAGGACGAATTGCATTGTCGTGTCTCCGGACGGGTTATCTTGGACAGAAGCAACCGTACCTACGGGATTTCTTGGAAATTCTGCTGTATGGACCGGATCGCAATGGGTCGCAGTTGGATTGGGGGGCGATCGTAACATTATTACATCTGTCAACGGACTCGATTGGAATCTAGCAAACGATGGGTTTTCAGGCGGATCATACCCTGCTGGAAACGGAGTCGCATGGGGCGGTAAACGTCTAGTAGCAGTGGGGCAGGGGACTGCCGGCACGATTCTTGTGTCTGAAAATGGAGTTGATTGGTTTCCAGCAGTGACTGGTTTTTCAGGAGGTGTAACCCCGCACGGAAACGGTGTCGCGTGGAATGGATCGATATGGGTTGCAGTGGGGCAGGGGACTGACGGTACGATTCTTACGTCGGGAAATGGACGGGAATGGTCTACAGCAGCAGGCGGGTTCGTAGGCGGGAGTGGTTACGGTGTCGCGTGGAACGGTAGTCTTTGGGTCGCGGTTGGAAGTGGAAGCCATACGATTCTTACCTCAGTGAACGGACTAACGTGGACTCCGGCAACGAGTGGGGGGTTTGTAGGGGGCATATCTCCACTCGGACGTGCAGTAGCGTGGAATGGCAGTATATGGGTAGCAGTTGGGCGCGGCGACAACCCCGTCCTCACGTCAACCGATGGACTGGTGTGGGATCTACCGACGGTGTTAAACGTTACGTCATTTGAAGGATATGGTGTTACATGGGTGGGCACTCGTTGGATCGCAACGGGGGATGGCGAGTACGGCGTGATAACGTCTACCGACGGGATGTCATGGGACCCCGTTGTTGACGGGGTCATCGGATCCACTGCAGGTGTAGCAGTCGCTTCAACATACGGTCTTGTTTTGACGTCTATCCGCCCCGCAACTACATCGTCGTCTCTATTTTACAACCCGGCAACGATGGAAGTTACCTATGGCAACGCCCTAGTAACCGGAACTAATTACGGGAACTACTTGCGGTGGGATCCGTCGAGTTACGCGTGGGCGGTTGGTAGTACGCAGGTCGCCATCGGCGATAATGCGGGCGCGACCGATCAGCAAAATAACGCTATTGCGATCGGATCAAGCGCCGGATCGATTGCTCAGCAGCAAAGAGCTATCGCGATCGGGAATGGTGCGGGTGTGTTTGTTCAAAACCCAGACGCAATTGCGATTGGTACTGATGCGGGTGTTAGCAATCAACAAATGCGCGGAATTGCGATTGGAAACTATGCGGGTTGGGAAAATCAGGAGGAGGATGGAATCGCGATCGGTTATCAAGCGGGAATGAGTGGTCAACAGTTAAACAGTATTGCGATCGGTTACCGCGCAGGCAATGATGGTCAGACGGATAATGCGGTCGCGATCGGCGCAAGTGCGGGGGCCAACGGACAAGGGACATTTACCGTCGCAATAGGGTCTAGCGCGGGGTTATCGGGTCAACTTACGGGAGCAATTGCGGTAGGTGCGAACGCAGGAGTCAACGGGCAGAGCAACGGTTCTGTTGCGATCGGAACATCTGCTGCCGGCAATACGTTTGCTGGTGGTCAGGGGTTATATTCAGTCGCACTTGGATTCAAGGCGGCATATGGATCGAATACCCCACAAGGTGATTATTCGGTAGCGATCGGCGCGTATGCGGGCAACAGCAACCAAGCGGCGAATTCAATAATCCTGAACGCATGTGCTGCTTCGTTGGATGCTCCGACCTCTGGATTCTTTGTGAATCCCGTACGAAGTAACGTGGGTCCTTCTTCCGTATATTACAATCCTGTCGGGGGCGAGTTTACGTATGGCCCGTCACCTACTCCCGCAAGCGGGGCACTTTTTTTTTTAACAGTGGGTAGTCCAATTCCGTTTGGAACTGGGACTGTAGCTGCTGCACCCTCCACTTTCACACTTGACCCGCGCGCAAACGGATATGTTGCGTTTCAAGTCGTATATATGAGCGGAGGAGGAGCAGGAGGTGGGGGAGGGGGTGTATCTTCTAATGACGGAACTTATGGAACCGGCGGCGGTGGAGGAGGGGGGTCGGGAGGAAATGGTTACGTATCCGTAATAGGAAAAACAACTATTCCCATCGGTGCGAGTTTAACTTTGACAATGGGAGGTTATGGAAGCGGAGGAACTGCAGGGGTAGTAGGAGGCGGTCCATATTTTCGCGGTTCGAGCGGACTCGTAGGAAATTACGGAGGAACTACACAAGTGTCTATGACAGGAGGCTCTTTGTGGTCGGCAAATGGGGGTAACCCTGGGAACGGCGGACAAGGATTGATAGTTCAAACTTCAACTCCTTTAGGTGGATTCCCAGGTGATGGATTTGGAGGACCTGGCAATCAGGGGGGATATGGGAACGGGAACGGAAATGCGGGAGGCCTGCCTGCAGCGTTCCCTGTAGGTTACCAGACTACATATGGTGTCGGTGGTACTGGAGGAACCGGTAGCGATAATCTTGCAGGGGGGCGGGGGTCACCTGCGACTGCCGGGCTTAACGGACTTCCTGGGTGTATTTTTATAGCATTTTTCCAGAGTTAACCACAACCTTCTGAACGCTCACGACCGAAACGCCCGAGTGTTTTGAAAAGTCCTTCATGAAGTTGCGTAGCGCGACCTTTTCGGTTATGCTGCGCGTCAAGACTTTGGCGATCAAACCCGCCACCATGACTTTTGGAGTGTGTTCAAGTTCCTCGTCGGGGGACTTGAAGACACCGTGAATCGACGCCAGAATGTCCGTGCGCTGCTGCTCGCTGACCGACAGACCGTTCATCATCCGTTCGGCGAGCGAGAGTTGCGTCTTCAGCAGAGGGTTCTCGTCGGCAGCAAACCCAAAGCGCTGGATCGCTTTCGAGAGCGAGCGCGTGGAAACCTTGAAGATCTCGGAGATTTCCTCGTGCGTCCGCGAGCAGTCAAAGCGGCGGCACGCGACAAAGAAGACCGCGCCCATCAGCGCGCGCCGCGTCTCGCCTCGCAGTTTCAGGGCGTCTGTCTGCCCCTTCAGAAGAGCACACGCTTCCTGGAGAATCGCTTTCGTGAAACCGTGGCGGTAGGCGTACTGATTGAGAAGTTCCATGGCGCTCAACCACGAACGCTCGGAATGGGAAGCGAGCGACCATGCGGAGAGGCGCTGAATGCTTCGGAATTGCGTGGACGCGGTCTTTTTATTCATCGCCATTGATCCGTAGGAGGAATCGGGCAGCAGTTTGCTGATGGCAAGACCGACGCGCGAAGGGTCGTCGTTGCGGTCTTCGGCGCCGTAGTAGCGCCACTCTGCTCCTTCGGAAATAACCTGGTCCAGGATACTTCCGCAGTCCGTGCACACGTTCTGCCCCTCTTCCACGACTATCGACAGTTCGGGGTGGTCGCACATTACGCTAGCTGCTATGCCTCCGAACATATCTATACCCTAGCATGTCCGTTTTGTGTGGCATTTAACGCGGCTAGCGCAACCTGCTGAGCGTCGCCTCCATTGCCGACTCGTCGTACACGAACGGTCGGTAGTCGTTCGTAGGCGCTTTCGGCGTGTTCCGAACTTTTCCGGCGCGCATCCACGAAATCAGCAGCGTGCCGTTGTACGCCACCCAGACCGTGAATCCTTGTTCCTCTAACGTCTCCTTCACGTAGTCAATCGCCTCGCGGTGGTTGTAGAGAGGGTATCCAAACACAAACGAAGGCACGTCAAAGGTCATGTAGGGCGCAGCAGGGTTGGTAGAGGCGTGCGTCTTGACTTGTGCGAACAGCGCAGACAGAACGGGGCGCATTGCTTGCATACTTGCCGATCTTTGGTCTTCGGTCTGCTTCCACAGGTCGCGCGCCCGAAGCATTTTCATACTCTGAGAAAAGAACCCCAATGATTCTCGCTCTGAACGGCGGAGGTATGCGGGGAGCGCTCCAAGTAGGAGCACTGCTTGAATTTCCTTCGCAGGACTTGTGTGAAACGTTTTGCGACGGCGTCTACGGAATCTCCGTCGGATCCATCATTGCGACCTATGTCGCCTTTGGATTTTCGGCAATCGATATTTGCGAAATCTTCGCGGAATGGGTCGATGTTCCGCTAGCACCCCTCACCATTCGTTCGCTGAAGAACGCGTATTCTGCGTCTAACGGACTCGACGACGGCAGCATAGTTCGCGACCGCATGCGCCAAAACTTTGCAAAGAGAAAGGGTGTTGATTTCGACACGCTGCGCATCGGCGACGCCCGCATTCCTCTTCATATCATAGCAACCGACGTGGAAAATATTCAGTCCGTCATATTTGGCAGGTCTATGAAGGTGTGGGACGCCGTGCGCTCTTCGATCTCGCTCCCCGTAGTGTTTACGCCGCACAGCATTCAAGGTCGACTTTTCATAGACGGAGGTATCCTGTGCTCCGACATTTCCCAGTGCATACCCCAACAAGAACGCGCACGTACCTTTTTTCTCCTGACGACGCGCAGCATTCCCTCGAAATCCCTTTCGGATGTCGTGATATCAGGCGTGTCGAGCAGGGCAGTCTACGATATTAAGAAGCGGTATCCGGACCGCACGTGTATAATCGCGGACGACGACACGCCCACAATGGACGTATGGGCGACCCCGGAGAGTATGACTGCGGTTGTTGAGACGGGACGCGCGGCGATGCGCGCATTCTTGAAAGATTATGCCGGCGGTGTAGTCTTGGGACCCAGTGCGCTTATCAAAAACTCTTCGAATGTCGCGGTCTTGGGCGGACCAGAGTAGGTGCGCGTCTTGTCGGACGCCGACAGAATGTACGTAGGGTAGGAATCCACTGCCGCCAACCGACACTTTGAGGTCTCGATCTCGCAGTTTATGGTGTTTACATTGATTTTTCGCCCGCCGTAAAGAGCGCCTTGGACGAGAGTGTTCAGACTATTGACAGCGGGGAGCGCCTCTTCCGAAAAAGGACACCAGGTGACGTAGTAAAAGTTAAAGTCTGCTTCTCCCGACACGCCCCCCGTTCCGGGCGGAGACTGCACTAATCGACTCGCGGGAAGGAATCCTCGAAACGCCCAGAAGAAGGTCACGAACGCAAAAATTAGTACGAGCGTAATTAGCGCAGCGTGGAGCGCTTTCCATGCGTAGTCCCCGAGCATTCTCCCTCTTTATCTTGTAACGGATACAACAAAGACGCTATTTTTCGCTCTTTGGTATACCAGTTCTGTAGCGCCTTGTTCATAGACTCTCCGCTTTTCGCAAACGCCCACGTTACCTGTTGCGACTGCCGCGTATTCTGCGGCGGGACGAACCACTCACCTTTGTAGCAAAACATTATTCATTACACTCGCTCACCGTGAAAGCGTCTACAAGCGCGCCGCATTAGAAGCGTCTACAAGCGCGCCGGGAACCCGACGAGGTTCGCGCCGATACCGAAACCCGCACCCGTGCGCGCGGACGAACCGACGCTCGGCGCATAAATGTCCAGGATGGCAAAGACCGCGAGCGCCGTCAGGGCGATCGTCCCAATCTCGTTGACCTGGAGTTTCTTGCCCGGGAGGAGGTAGCACGCGACGGCGACGGCGAGACCCTCGAGGGCGTACTTGACGAGGCGCTTGACGAGGTCGGCGACGTCAATGCCAAACATGGGCGGGGCGGGGGCGGGCGCTTTTTGCGAAGAGGCGTCAGAGTTCATCTGTTTATACTGATTCTAGGATAATTTTTCGGTACTACCCTGTGTACGCAAACAGTCCGAGCGAGAACACGCTCATCAGAATCGCCACCCATCGCAGACCGCGGATGGATTCCTTGAACAGAAACACTCCGGCGACTGTGATGATTACGTTGCTCGAAAGATTCCAAATAAGGTTCATCGCCGCCATACCCTCGTAGTTCATGCCCTTCATGAAAAGGTAGGGTTGAAGGGCGTATGCTGCCACTGCGATGGGGAGACCGACGCCGTACGAAACCGCGCCGAGGTGAACAAATTTTGAGGTGAACATCATGACGACGTCGACGAGCGCCATGGCGACACCGAATACGATCGGAAGAAGGGAGAACGATCCCCACTTCCAATTGAACCTTGCGATAACCGCAGTGTCAAGAACGTCTTTAATTTGCGGCATCTGATTGTTTTAGACCGCGAATTTACTTGTGTCCGCCGACCGCCTTAAGCGCCATCTTGTGCGTGAGCGCCAGGACGACACCGAAGACAACGGCGTGCGTGAGGTTGACCGTCATGCGCGACGCTCCCGGGGGGAGGGAGAGTAAGACGCCCGGCGTCAGGACATAGAAGAGAACTGCGGCGTATACTGCAAAGGCCCACATTTGCTTGTTTGTACTACCTCTAAGAGAATTTTTTCCGCGTTGCCATTTTAAGAAACGCCGCGCGAACATTCATAATGGCGTCAGCAGCAGACAAACAGAAGGTTACGCTTCCCACGCGCGACGAGGATGGCGACGTAGATTATCTCGAGGAAGATCCCGAACTGCCCAACCAGCGATACTGCATCGTATCGTTCCTCTCGCCCGAGAAGGTGATTCAGAAGAAGAACGACTACTATTTCACCAAGTTCATCGAGTGGATGGACTATGAGTGGAAGGTCAAGGGCGTCGAACACTTTGTGGCGTACCTCTCCAAGAAGTATTCCGTGAACATTGACGAGATCATGAAGGACTTCCGCGAGTTCGAGAAGACGCACCGCGCCGAGATCAAGAAGACAGACGTCCCCGAGCAGTATCAGGTATTCCTGCTGAAGCACGAGAAGGAACTCCAGGAGAAGTTTGACCGCGAGAACTCGTTCCAGTGCAACATTCGCGGCGTCAAGGTGCGGCGCTCATTCCCGTCGTACGAGGAGGCGCAGTTGTGGTGCAAGGTTCTCCAGCGCAAGTACCCCAAGGACAATCTCATGATTGGGCGCGTAGGGTGCTGGTTGCCGTGGGAACCGTCGGAGCACCTCATGGAGAACGTGGAATACGCAAACAGTCAACTCAACGAGATCATGCGCAAGTACAAGGAGAACGAGGCGAACCGAGAGTTGTTCTTTGCGGAGGAGCGCGAGACGGCAATCAAGACGCAGAAGGAGGAGAATGCCAAGCGCCGCCTGGCGAATGAAGGCGGCGCAGGCGGCGCAGGCGGAGCTTCGATTCTGGACGCCCCCGCTTCGGCGCGCGAGACGCTGTCGCAAGTTCTGGCAGCAGCGTCCGCGCCCACACACCCCTCCGAGGGCGCAATGCGTGACGCGTAAAATATAGTCGCGTAGAATAATGCCACACGACCTCAGTGCTGAACTTGATCGCGCGACCAAAAGGGTCAAGAATGCGGAAAAGGTGCTTAAAAATGCGAAACACGAGTTTGAAAAGGCGAGTGAAGAACTAGAAACACTTCTGGATAAACATGTCAAGACGAAACACGGGATTCATGGGGGCGCACGGCGGCACCGACCTACGAAGCGCCGCCACCGCCGATCGCGCGTGACGCGTAAGCAAAAATAGTATCGTAAACGGGTATGAACACGCGCCGGAAAAGAACGGATAAAAAGAAGGGAAGTCCGAATTACTTCTTGATCTGCACATCGCTACTGTTCGTCACAAACGTGTTCCACGCGCTTCTGAGGGGGTATTTCGTGTATGCATTCCTATTTATGAACCTTCTCGTAACATCAGTGGTCGTTCACTACGAGGACACGCTCGGAACCAACCTCGTCGATAAATGCAGCGTGTTCTACGTGTTTCTATACGGTCTCTACACACTATGCTGCAAGGCGTCGCATGAAAAATGGGTGCATACCCTCATAATTGTGTCTACGTTCCTCTTTGTCGTATGGGTCTACATTTACGGATTTTTAAATCGAAGGTTCGTATTTGACGATAAAAAGCGCGTCTCGGTCCAGTACCACGGACTGATGCACGCGATCGGATGTTTCGGACACAACATGATCATGCTGCTCTGACGCAAAACGGATTTCAAATTTTCGAGCAATAAAACTAGCATACAAAGAATGGGGTTCGACATGTGGATTTCGTGCAATCTGAGCGTGTGCAAAGAGACGGGAAGACACTACTTTCTGCGGAAGAACGGTGTGAAGGAGTTTGATTTAACGCTCATTCCCGTCGTTCCCGAAGAGTTCCGGAGGTTCATTCAGTTGCGTGGACATGTCCTATACGAGTATACACGGTCGTTTCCTATACACGAAACGACCGTGGACGCTATGATGTTTCTGGAGAGGTTTCCGCCGTGGGACGAGGTTGAGCAGGATGAGGGCGACTCAACGGTGTGGACGTCCCTGGACCACAACAAGTTCTTTGCGGCAATCGAGTGGTTCGCGTACAGCGAGGCGAGTTATCTCGTGAATTGGACGTATTAGACGGAGGTTATGCATTAAGGGTTGCTATTAAATCAATACCGTCAGCATCGTGAATATCATTTATTACATAGTTGTGTTTAGTAAGTTTATCAATAACACAATCTGGTTTATTTTTCAAAACCAACTCTCTGAACAAGTCGTTGCCGTTATTTGCGCCTATTTGGAAAAATACCTACATTTATACATGTTACACCTTTTCTCATTTGAAACGCCCATTTTATTCGTATAAATTTATTTAGATTTTAACATAATATATTTATTATTGTAATTTCTTGATAAGTAATCATAAAAATATATATGTTCGTTATGTGTCTTTATTTGTTTAAATAAAGGTTGAATGTTTGTGAAGTATAATGCTATTATGCCTTGGTCGTTTGTTATACTAATTGGATATTCTATTAATAAATTTAATAAATTATTATATGTATCATTTTCTATTATTTTTGTATCATATAACATTATAGTAGTTTGAAAATAATCAACATTCAAATTATATGTATTAATGAGTTTTGTAAAATATTCTATGTTTTGTTTATCAAATTGATTATGTAATTTCCATTCATATGCAGGATATGCGTCTGAATGTGCTAATAATGTATTTTCAGCAATTTCATTTATTATAGGCGATATATCTGAAAAAATGGTTATCCCACAATCTAAATAAAAAATGTAATTCCATTTTTTAAAAAAATTATTGAATAAATGAAGCTTATGGAATTGAAATTGTTTGTTAAACCAATGTGGTGGTCTATTCATTTTCTTTTGTATATCAAGAAAATCATTTGAAAAAGAAATATTTGGAAAATATTTAATCGTAATATTATTATTTTTAATAATGTCGCAATTTAATAATTCATCGTTGTTTAAATCGTCTCCAATTACTAAACAAATATTTCCATTATATTCGCCATTCGTAATTAACTGATTACAAGTATAAATAAATCCATTAAAGTATGCTTTATTACATAAAAAAACTACGCAAATTTCCTTACTCATTTTATAAAATAATATATTATTATTTTATAAATTTATACGCATTTAATACCCTTGCGGCAATCGAGTGGTTCGCGTACAGCGAGGCGAGTTATCTCGTGAATTGGACGTATTAGCACTTATTGCATACTAGAACGCCCGTCCGCAAAAACACCATCTCCTTCCCGCAGTCTTCGCAGTAGTGGACGTATAGTTTTTTCAGTCCATCCTCTATGGCGACGAGCATTTCGTCGGTGATGATTCCGATTAAAATGACGAGCATCGGTTTGTCGTTTCCGGATCGGTCGGCGTAGGATACAAACCTGCTGCTCGAGTGGAATTCCGTGTAATTTTGGTTGACGTACTCGGGGTTCACATATTTTCGGCACGTCTCCAAAAATACGTCTACAACATTTGCACTGCTGGCATCATGCGAGTCGTACATGGAATTGTGCTCATACACGAGGATCTCGTACTCTCCGTCCATTATTGTGTGTGCAGTTTAATATCGCCCGGCGCCGCCGCTCGCAGCGCCCCCGCCGCCGTCGCCGCCCTTTTTGACCCACACCGTAGGTCCTTTGCGGGAACTCGTCATTTCGGCGGGATTGTACTCGCCCGACGCCAGCATGGTCGACATGAAGGGTTTGTTGTCCACCCAGAGCGAGTCGGAGCACAGGTGGAACGGCGGATGGTCGCTCGCCTTGTACCAGAACACTTGGTCGTCTAATTTGTTGGAAGGACTGGAGTTGCAGATTACCAAACATTCGTAGTTTTCGGTGCACTGGTCCATGAACTGGCAGAACATTTCAAATGTCGGAAACATACCTGCGTAATTTTCGTAGATACGTTTGCGGTTGCCCAAGATGTTTTCGCGGAGGATGAACACAAAGTCCACGTTG